CGAGCAAACCATAGAAAACTGCTAAAGCTCCGCCAGAAGTGCTTGTAAATTGTGGCCTTGCATCTACCCCATAAAATGATCCAGGACTACTGGTTGAAGTTGGCGAGAACCTCATACCTACATTGGATGCACTACCGTCCAGTGTTGTGATTAAATAAATACCTATCTGTGTTGCTCCTGTTAAGTCACCATCTATATACAACCCATATTCGGATGACGTGTTGGTTATTGAGACCTGCCCTGTAAACGTTCCGCCCGTGGAAGGTACATACAAAGCGTCAAAATAAGTTTTTAGCGTCGCTTTGATATTCGCCCAAGTGATTTTCTTCAACACCGCATCGACCGCATCGTAAAACCCGAACGGGTCGGCATCCAATGGAGTGTCAGCGGTAGCCCCATTTATGATCGCGCCTACCCCTGTAAACTCTAATGCTGTTTCGCCACTGTTCACCATCGCCACTTTTCCCGCCTGGCTTGTGTATGCTGACGGGGTATCAGTCAAGGCCGTGAAGGTAGACACACCTCCGCCGCCTCCACCGCCAACGCCTGCGATCTGGTTCGGGTATGTTCCGCGTAAGTCTGTGTATGCCGTCCCGCCGTTGTATGTGAAATTCGTACCCGATTTTCTAAGCGTGAATCTTGCGATCAAAAATCCTACGCTTTTATAATCTCTTGGTATGCCATAGTCAGCATAACCACTAGCATCTGCAATAGCGTCGGCTTCTGTGTTATATGAGCCTGACGGTAAATTACAAATCAAGTGAGACGTCTCGCCCGTCTTGTTTTGAATCCCCCAGATAACCAAACTAAACCATTTGTTATTCAGTGTGGCGCTTGCAGAATCTACCGTTATATCATTCAGGTTCGTGGTCGTTCTCCATGCAGTAGTAGGGTCATTGTAAACATGAACGTCGTCGCCTGTACTCATATCAATAGCGGCGAAGTCTTGAAGATGGAACTGAAACACCTTTCCGCCTGTAACGGCTATATATACGTTGGTTGTTGTTCCCGTGAGTGTAGCCTCAACACCTGAATACCAATCCGCGCTAAGTGATCTTACCTTTGCGCCGATGTGAGACAAGTGACCCCTTTCATTCGTCCCTTTTATGTGATCGTTCCAATTCTGATTCCCTAATGCCCCATCTGTGCCAGTTGTGGACGCGCTTCGCAATACAACCTTTGCGATTCTTACGTGTTCAGTAGCAGGCCAATCGCTTGTACTGACTGTCAATACTTTTGTGGTCTGTGGTATGTAAACATAATTAACCTGTGGCACGGCATCTGTACCCGCTGTCAGTACAATGGTTGCGGCGGGGGATACGTCCAGGGTGTAATAGCCGTCACTGAATATCAGAGTTAGATTATCTTCTGACAGCGATCCCGTCAAAGAGCCAGTTACAACACCGCCCGATTCAGTGACAAGGAAATCAAAACTTTCGACAACGATACCATTCCAAAAGCCAAGCGTTGACGCACGAAGATAATCCTTATCCCATCGAAGGTCAACAAAATCGTTTATGCTGTTATCTCTTGACACCTTAGTCTGTCCCGCATAAAGGCGAATAGCGCACAAGGGCAAGCCATAGCCTGTTGGAATATTGTCGGGTACTAATAGTTCTTTACTGTCAATCGTTTCGGATAAAGTGACGGTGACAACACCCGCAACAACTTCAATCAATGCCCACTTTGCGCCCGTACTTGGTACGGAAGCAGACAGGCTGAGTGTTTGATTATCTACAATGACGGGTACGTCATTCTGTTTGATCACCCCGCCGTATATTTGCACAGTCATGCCACTGGAAGGAAGGACCAACAACGGGAGAAATTGCGCATCTCTTACCCACACCGTGTCCTGTTGTGGGTACTCGTGCTGCCCGTGATGACTTTTTATTCCCGATAATGGCGCGTTATAAGCCTGCCGTAATTCGACAACTTCCCAATTCGCTGAACTGTCATTCCGTGCAATTACAACGGGAAAATTATAGACAAGCGGCGCAAGTTTGTTGACGGCTTTTACAGCATCGCCATTGACAAGCCTGACATAAATCAAATCAGGTACGCCCGTCTCTATTTGTGACGCGGTTAGACCGATCCACCCGGCTTGGCGTTCATACCTGCCAGCGATCTCTCTAACACTATCCTTGTATTGCTTGCGTACTTTTCTTGTATTTGTCATGTCCCTACCACTAACGCTTTGTTATAGTAACCAGGGACGCGGATCCCTGCCACTTTGTAGAACGGAATCAGGTAGGGTAGGTTGCCTTGTCGGTCATCCCAAGTGACACCAAAATCCTCTGTGTAATACAGATAAGCATACCCAGCTATCCAACGCGATTCTGTTCCCAATCCGCCACAATAAGCGTATGCGTATCTGTTGGGGGTTAGAACAGGGAGGCCATTGTCTGTCCATGTACGCCCGTAATCGCTTGATTTACTTTTATTCCCTATTGAGGGCGCGGCTCCCATTAGGTATTGCATATTCGACTGACAGGCGGTTGGCTCTGCGCTGAGTAGTGGGGTTGCAGTAATTTCAGTTACAGAATCGCCCAAGTCAAGTGTTTCCTCAATTGCCCCAGTAAGCAAAAGGAATCTGCTAGAGTTTCCAGCAGATACTAAAAGTAATTCTCCGCTTGGTTGCTTTGCAGTTATCATGCTTTCTTCCGTAGCCCCATCCCCTGAAAACCGAGCCAGCCTTGACGTTCCATTTCGACGTAAGGCGGCAAGCCACTTGCCATTGCCCCATGACATATCTCCTGCAACATTGGCGATACCCGTAGCGGATGACGTTGCCCCAACCGTAAATCCGTTTCTATCACCTGTGACTATTTTCGCAAGGCTTCCATTGGTGCGCCCCATAAATGCAATATCTTCGGGAGCGTTCGGGTTATAAGCAAACGACTGTATTTGACCACTACTGGGGAATTCCGTGTCCATCCATTCAGGTGATATAACTTCGACCCACTCCGCACCAACGGCGGGCGCGTAACATATACGGTCACATATTCTAGGAGTTTCAAAGTCGTTGCTGTAAAACAACGCCCAGCATGAGCCATTGGGCGCGATGAAGAAATCCCGACATCCATTCGTTATGCCTGATGGAATTCCAGAGTTACAGAATCCCCAAACCACGTCCTCACCTTCGTCTGCATTGAAGTTGTTTGTAAACAAGAATCCTTGAGGGTCACACCATATAAGAACAGTTGCAGGCAGACTGTTTAGGTCTGTTGGGTATATGTCAATCGGTATCTCTACATCTGGTATAGGAGGCAACGGCGGCACTGATATATCATCACCCGACGGGGGAACATAAGCAACGGCGTTCTGTTCAAATGTTTCCGCCTCTAGCAGTAGTGTTATTTCAAATGTACCTGCTTCGTTATCGAATGTGATCGTGCGCCGTCTTACAACCCAGTTACCAGATAACGCCTTATTCCGCGGCGTGTCACCTGCTTCCACTTCAAAAACAACGTACTGGCGCGGGAAACATGAAATCATATTATTATTCCCGCGTAGTGTGATCTCTACTTCCCTGCTTTCGTTCAAACGCCAGCCATAAATCAAGCCTGCAAGTTCGTTGCACTCCGCCTGACTTGTAACCGCCAGTCTGTCATGTATTTCTTGACGGCCAAACTCACCGCCCGTTATACCAGGCGATATAGACCAGTAGGTATATAGTGACCCGCCGTAAGCGTCTATTTTCATTCCTGATATGTTCACGCTCGAGACATCAGACACCAACTGCCTGTCAACTGTTACATCGTCTTTGTAATCTGTTTTCGTCAACGTCATCACAGTGGGAATACCCGCCGCCCGTTCATCTTCTGGTAAGACTTGCGGGTCTATCTCCACGAATAGCCTGTCAAATGCGTCAACGTGAATATTCCCAAGTAGTGCCGAATTGGTGATGTTCTCAATATTCGAGAATATGTCACCCGAAAAACCGCCGCCCTCTGGGATGTTTCTAGTATCGCCTGACGATATGAAATCCATTACGGTGGTTGCTGTGCTTCGCCATTCCAGATAATGCCATACGGCGCGGTCTACCGTCAATCCTGCAATCGATGTCCATTCGGCGGGCGTATTGGTTGCGATGACAACGCCCGAAGGCGTGTTGTATATCTTGGATAACCAGTACGCACTATTCTGTATTTCAAACGTAATAGAACCGGAGTTTGAGTTGTATTGAAAACCTTCGTCACCGATACGGCCAATCATGCGGATGTTTTCGCATCCTGTCACTTGCCCGATCGATCCCGCTTCCGCCGCTGTTCCTGCCCCGTATACATCTTCACTAAACAGGATGCACAACGCGCCCTCTTGAACGTCTGCAACGTCGGCATTATCAACAACCGACGCATTACAAGACACGCCGCCTGCGCTGTAATCTTCACGCCAGCTTGTCATTGACCATACGGCGGGCGGCTTGTTATCGTCATCGTACACATACACCCAGCGCACGCCTGTCTTACTTTTACCATTTGCAGCGGTGACAGTAAGATAACAGGCATACCAGCCAACAGCGTCAAATGTGGCAACTGGATTCACGGCGGCTGTATTGTCTACCGATAAAGCGTCGGGGATGTCCCATAGATATGTACTGATTGTAGAATCAAACACCCAGGAGGCCTGCCCGTTGGTTGTGTCTGCTCCCAGAGTTACGGCAACGGTAGCACCTGTCAGTTTTGCGACCCTATGCGGCCCCATGACAGGGACGGGATTGAAGTCAGTATTCTGATCAACGTAATCAACGTCGTAATCCATGAAAAGCTCTTCACTGACAACGGCGGCATTTTTGGCTGTGAGCCTGTAATCTTCGATAATAGTCAGATATGCCGCCGCTTCCCACTCAATAGCAGAGGTAACGCCAATGTAGAACGTGTCGGCTGTTGGTGCTTTGCGGACATACACGCGCCCTAAATCGTCATCGCCTGCCGAAGTACCGATAAGCAGGGACATTCCAATCCTGACATCTGCCAGCGTTCCCGATCCGCTGACGTAGGTGATGGATGCAACGCTATCATTACTTGCGGGCAGGTCATCCAGCACCGCCGTATAAACAGAGCGACGCGGAAGGAAGGCAAGATATAACTTATTAACCCCGCCGTCTTTGCGTTGTGTTGCCAGTTCCCCGGATGTAACGGCTCGCGGCATTGTCATTGAATCACCAAATGTGTGAAGTTGATAGACACGTCAATATATCTGATTTTTGAATCCGGCCCGCGCATGGTGAACGTTTCAGGCATGGCGGCATTGCAGGCAAAGGTTTTATAATCCCCGTCATTATTCAGCGTGGATATGAAAATAGCTTTGCCAAGTGAGGGAATGATACCGCGCAAGATGTCATATTCCGCTTGTGACATAAATCCATAATGCCATACAGCGGATGGATACCCCAGGCCATGTGCTATACCATCCGCGCTAACGACACGCTGAGAGAAGTCTATATACTGGCTCTCAGGCGCAAGCAGTCCAAGACTTGCAAGCGACGCGATACCGCCTAAAGTTGTACCCAGCTCAAAAGTTGTTGGTGTAAGTGGCATTATGAGAACACTCCAGACAACGCCGTAACCATTTCGTCTACCATCTTGCGACGGTCAAACGGTGAAGGTGTCGCCTCAAATCTTCGGTTATCGTTGTACTGTACACGTCCACGAGATATAGCCGCCAATAGATTCTCTTGCGACAATCTGCCGCCTATCATTGATTCGGCTGCCCGCGTTGTTTTGTTGTTCATCACATATTCGCGCCCCTGCTCACCGCCAAAGAACAGACCTGGCCCAATATCACCGCCACCTGCCTTTTTAGGTATTGCGTTCACAAGTTTAGTGATGGATCCAGTAAATGCGCTCTTTATTGAGTCGACAAGTTTTGTGATCGCTTCTGATAGTGTCGCTTTTAGTATGAGTATGGATTCAACAACAAAAGTAAGTGACTGTTTGAATCCGTTTATTGTACTAATAGCTGCTTCCCTGACAGCGCGTGCGTGTTCCTTCGCAAGATTACGGATTGAATTCTGCAACCCGTCCTTTATGCTGTTACCCTGCTTCTCTAACTTCTCAATCATGAACAAGTCGGATGTGTTGAAGGCATTAGCAAGCACGCCTGATATGTTGGTTTCAAGTCCAAACCAATTGAACAGAATGTCCCAACCTTCGGCGGATAGCACGAAAAGGTTTTTGAAATCCTGCCTGATCTGTTCCCATGTGTATTCCTGCCCTGTAACCGCTTCGACCAAACGGCGGCCAATCTCAGCACCGATGGCAAGTGCAAGGATAGGCACGATAACAGGCGCGGCGGATGTCAAGGCACTTGACAAAGCAGGGCCAAGAGCCGCGCCAATTCCACCGCCGCCGCCAAGAGGTACGCCCGCGATGGTTGCGATCTTTTGTACCGCTCCCAATGATTGAACGATAACACCCGCACCCGCCAGTAATCCGCCAAGAGTTGCCAACGTACCGCCGATACCGATAGCCGCCTTGATTACGCCGGGGTTATCCTCAATGAAGCCGGCTATTTTGTCAGCATATCCAACAGCCGCTTCCAGTGTTGGCTGTAACTCCTCTGAAACAATTACACTAAGCCTGTCAAGCGTATCATTCCATTTTTCTGTTACTTCAATCAACTCTTTTGCTGTTTCTGATTGTGCCTTTAGTGCGCTTTCCCTTATTCTATATAGACGCGCTTCCTCTGCCGATAAACCAGCTAAAACTGCCTTTTCTGAATTTAACGTATCTTTTTTTTGTTCTTCAATTTCTTTATTCTTCTTTGCTAACTCAGCGGCTGCCTTGTTTCTTTCGTCGATTATCTTTTTTTGTTCGGCGGCTGCCTTCTTGCGTGCATCCGCCCGCTGTTGTTCCAGCTTCTTTATAGATAATTGGAAATCTTCCTGCGCTCTTTGGATTTGCAGCTGCTTGCTTTGTTCTGCCGTCAAATCGTGCGTTAAGTCAAAGATTCTCCGCTCTTGATTCCTTCTTAACTCCCCTTCGCTTTGGTCTAATCCGCGCAGTTCACGCGCTAAATCAATAGAAACTTGACGGGAAGCCCGCTCTGCTTCTCTCGCCAAATCAGCCGCCCTGATTCTGTTTTCTTTGATTTGATTATCATACCCCTTAATCTTTTCCGCTGTTTGCTGTACAACATCGGCTCTTTTCTGCTCAATGTCATTTATCTCTTTAGCGGCATTACTTACAATGTTTAATCTTTCACTTTCGGCATCTTTGGCGGATGCCAAAAATCTGCCCTCTAATAAGGCAATAGGCGCAAGTATAGCCGCGCCAACACCCCCCAAAAAACCGCCTACTTGCGTTAATTTCCCGCCGAGCTCCTCAAGTCGTGCGGCTGACTTGGATGCTTTTTCAAGTTGGTCGTCAAGTTTTTCAGCGTTCTTTGCGGCGATGATAAGTTCGCGGTTTACCTCCTGTAAAGCATCGCTTAACTTACGTGCTTCTTCTTGGGTGGTAGCCTTGTCTAATGCTTTCGCCAAGTCCTTAGCTTGCGCCTCAAGTCCCTTTAGGTCTTTCGCTAGTTCTTTTTTGTCAGCGTCTTTGACTTTCAAAGACAGCAGGTATTCAATCGTCTTTTTTGGCATAGGATTCCTTCATCTTCTCGAATACACTGTCAAGCTGAATCATGTCAGACAAAAGATTGTAATCTTCCTGCATTAGTTGCGATGGAAGAAAACGCCTGTCAGTTGACCGCCACAATACCCACAAGTCCCAGGAATACGGCGCGGATAATGTCAACTCATGCGGGAGACCGCCGCTATCGGCCATGACGATCTCCCGCATCCGTTCTAAGTTTTCTTGCGTTTCCGCTTTTTTTTTGCGGGTGACTTTTGTTCCGCGTTGAAATCCATCACGGTATCAGCAAGTTCGTTTAGCAGTTGCATGTCCATTGCCAGCCATTCATCTATTTTGATAAATGGCTTGACAGATGGAGCTACAAGACAATATGCCTTTAGCCTTTCGTTTAGTATTACGAAATCCCACTCTTCATCATTCAGGGACTCATAAGCCATAGGGTCTGCCGTCAATCGCTTGGTTAATTTCTTGAAGTCAATGCCTTTTTCTTCGGCTTGCTTCTCGATATACCTGGCGACAAATTCAAAAATCTTAGCTTGCTTGAATTTGTCGCCAACGCTCATACGGCGAACAGTGTACTTGTCTACTTGCTTGGTTTCTATTTGCATCTCATAATCTTTCTACTCAACATCAACGGCGTCATCAGCGAGTTCGTACATTGCTACTATCATGTCGGTATCTGTCAATGCCGCGCCAAATGTGATAGCGGTAGCACTGATGCTGTATTCGTCGGCACTTGCGGCGGAGGCGTTATAGGCCATCAACGCGCCGTTCTTTGTGACGGTGATCCCGCCGCTTCCACTGTTGGAGAATGGGCGGTCTACATCAAAGCTAAATTCTGTGTCCGCGCCTGTGGCCTGCCATGCGGCAAATCCCAAGCGATAATTGGACTGGTATTCAATGACTTCTGCCTGTGTCGCGCCATCGTCAACAGTGGTCAATGCCAAGCCTGTCAGGTGCTTGCTTGCGCTCTGAGGCTGTACGAAGTAACTCATGTTCTGCTGGTCACGGCTCATGCCTTTTGGACGTGGAATCAGTGTGCATTTCGGCATCACATAAGTTGACCATACACGGCTTCCCGCGTTGTCTTTTGCCTGTGCATATACCACGAGTGCAACCGTCGGTTCTGTTCCCTGTTGGTTACTACCCCAAGCCAGCGAATTCACATCACCAAAAACGCGAACGTTGACATTTAGCAGAGTTGCCAGTGTGTCAAAGTCCGAGCGGGAAACTTCCAGAGTACCGCTTGCGGTATCCTGTGACGGCAATACGTCGCGCTGTAATACCGTGTTGTTACCAGGGTGCGCGATGGATGTCGGCTCGCTTGGCTCATACGAGAACACAACAGGCCCGCCAACGCTCAAGCCATTGTAAACTGTTTCGCTTGTTGCTGCGGGCAATCCGCTTGAGTTCAGCGCGTAAATCCACGCGGCGTTTAATCCTACTGCAAATACTTTCTTTGTTGGTGCTGTCATATCATATATCTCCTATACTAATTCTTCAAATGTAGTTACACATTCACAACCATAGAACCATGTTCCAGAGCCAGCGGGGTATTCCAGTTTTCCCGCCCGCATTGTTACCGAAAATGCTAGTGTCTCAGTACTCCAGCCGTGTACCAGTTGCCATTTCTTTTGGATCGCTTCCAGATACGCCACTTGATAACGCAGTAATACAGGCTCTAGTATGTACGCGCCAGCATCACGGGCGGCTGTTTCAAGAAAGAATAAATCCGTGATAGTCCAGGTCGCCTTACTGTTACCGCCTAGCTCAATCTCCGCCGTGTTCGTGTTGTTGATTGTCAACACGCGGGCGGGTAAGTGCGCGGTTTGCAGGCTGTCTGCTTTCTCGTCAATGTTCAAGCAATTGGCAGTAACAGTTGCACCGTTCTTATCGGTGTAAGTTACGGCCATTGCCTCAAGGTCATCGTAAAACGTGAGCAGTAATGAACTCATCGCACAACCCTTATATAAGGCTTGAGTAACGTTGTCACATCTTGCGGCAACGTGGACGGCATGATGATAGAACCATCACCCGCAAGGATTGGGCGGTCACTATCGCCTTGTTGTGTGTCCTTTTGGCGATATAACCACGATGCAAGGCGTTTGCAAGCCATGACAATATCAGGCGGAGCGAATAACAACTTGCCTGTGGTATCGGTATCGTTTGCCGCTGTTTGCGCCCATGTGATAGCCGTACCCGTATTACTCAGGACTGTAAACGTGCCGTTGAATGTAGTATCAGCCACATCCACAACCATGACAACATCACCCACGGAAACATGGGGGGCGTGTACGGTAGCCGTAACGACGTTTGTGGCTCTCGATAATGCAGTGATCCGCGCCTTATGCAGATACGCCCAGCGGCCAGTTACCGCTATCGCGTCCATCGGATCGGTGGTATAGGTCCAATAAGATGACGTTGATTCTTTGAATCCGGTTTTATAGTACGGCGTTTCATTTCGTGGGTTGAAGTAGAGAGAAGTTGTTACATCTTCGGCATCACCATTTACAACGCTTGTGACGTGGCTTATGTCCTGGTCAAAGTACAACTCGTGCCAGTAAACATCGCGCGATGGGTCAAAATAACGGACGGTATCAGCGAGAGCGTGATACGTGCGACCTGTGAATGAATCAATGCGTGAAGATGAAGCGTCAAGCAACGTCTGGATTAGATCGTCATCCGTTGACGTGCTTACGTTTAGGTATGTCTTTAGGGCAGCAAGGCTGCAATAACTAGGCATGTACTACTCCATTCGCTTCCATCGTCTTATCGTATTGATTGACATAACGAACATTCTCACTAAGTATTCCCATGTCGCCGCCAAGTTTGAAGGCGCGTTCTCCCATTGCAGAGACAAAACCTTTCACCTGTTCACCGCCATGTTTACCGTCTGACTGTTTCCAGCCATTCCAGGCATATTCAATCATGCCGCCTAAGTGCCATACATACGGCTTTTGCTCTTCTACCCGCTGTTGGGCGGACGCGGCTTGAAACTCAAAGCCGCCTCTGTCCGCGTCGCGGTCTCCAAACGTGTGGTATCGCTCTGCTTCCTGCAATGCGCCAGCGTGTTCACCGTGTAACATCGCCGCGCCTTGATAGTCAAGCGTGAGCTTTTGTACTTTCTCAAAGTCGTTCCTTTCTATCGCCTTCAACAGTACGTCACGAATATTCTTTAGACTTTTGTCACTCGCTTTGTATTCAGACTTCAATGTCTTGATCCGCTCGGCAAAGTATTCTTGCGTGAAACTGAATCCGCCTTCGTACCCATAGTACGGTACCGTGAAGATGCTTTTGTCCAGGTACTTGACGGCGGTGTCTACATTGTCAACACCCAGGCGACCGATTAGAAAACCGAACCAGAACAGATACCCGTTTGCCTGATAAGCATACTCACTGGATGACAGTTCGATCCCGTATATCCTGATTTCATCGTAGCCCTGCATGATAGCAAGCGCGGCCATGTACGCGAAGGATGTCGGGAACATATCAACGCCGCATAATGCTTTTGCATCACTTAGCGGATACTCGACTGAATCAGGGATGAGCGGGTCAACGGCCTGCATGTAAACAGGTTTGCCGTGTGACTGTTGCAACCATTCCCAGTGCTTCGGGTCTTTGGTGTTATGTCCTTTGTAAATGTTCGGGGCGTGCATCTGGAAGCAGGCCGTCCAGCGTTTACACCATTTGCTATTTGCCGCCTCATTGAATACCCATATATCAAATGTCGGGTCATCGAATGGGGCGAGTTCTCTTGTGTTTGGGCCGCTTCCAACTATTGCGAGTTTCTTCAAGTCACGCGCTTTCTATGTGGGGGACGGTTTGGCGTGTACTACGTTGCACCGTCCCCCATCATGTTATTTAGGTCGCCGACAATTGGGTCAACTGTGGGTAACGGGGGTCAAGCACCGCCCACGCTGCATTAAGCGTGACAGTACCACCCGCATCAATACCGACCACCATACGCACGAAGCGGGCATCTGCCAACGCTCCATCAAGTGCGGCGGGGTCAATGTCAATGACGGCCATTTTCCCATCGTCCAAAGTGCCGAATGAGAACCCGGCGGATGTCGCCTGGGTGATGTCACCGAGCGTATTCGCGCCCGTTGCACCACTCAAACGATACTTGAACGCAATGGCAACTTCGCTACCAGAGGCGGCGGCGGTTGCAGCTTCCATCGTGATAACGACGGGTTGATCTGCGGATGCCGCAGTTACAACGCCCGCATAGTAGAAGAACGTGGCGTGCAATGCGTTCTTGAGATCCACGAACGGGGAGGCGTATGCCGTACCCGCTGAATCAATGGGGGCTTTCAAAGGTACGATATTCGCACCAATTCCAAATCTATTGTCTTTCATTTTTCATTCTCCTTAGGTAGCCGAGCCAAGCACGACAAAGTTTGACTGTGTGGCGGTACCCTTGTACGGGGTAATGGCAGAGGCAAGCGCGGGCTGTCCGTCACATCGATAGATGAAGCGGATGACCTCTTGGTCTGTCAAGAATTCAACGTGCATACTGGTTGCCATATCGATTCCGCCCTTTTCCCAGAGCAGGTATTCAGAGAAATCGCCAAGCATGATGTCGCCTGTGGTATTCAAGGCGGCATTGAACTCAGTTTCTACAACTGGTTTACCGTACAGGGTGCGGACGCCATCGGGGGTGTATCCAGCATAGGGGAACAGTACAGCGGTTGAACCGACTGCGAAGAGGGCATCCAACTGCGGGCCGACTTCGGGATTGACATACCATTTTGCACTTGCTTTACTGCGGGGGGTCATACGCGCCCACATAGCAGAGATGTCAGTACCCAGAACCTTCGCGCCAGTGTCACGGACTACGGTAATCAAAGAACCGCTATTCATAACACCGAGCGGGCCACTTACGCCAGGGCCGTTGAAGATGTCATCATTCAGCATGAATGAGATTTCTTCACGTGCGCCCTGTTCAACAACTGCGGCGAATTGTGAGGCATCCTTCAAGAGTTCGTTGGTGTCATAAACCAGCACACCGTATTTCTTGAGTTCCCATTGGATGCGGCGGAACTTCGGCTTGCTCTTGGTGACTGTGTCACCTTCGGCAAGGCGATAACCACGTAGACCGCCCCAGCGTGAGCCAGTGGCGCGTGAGGTTTCGTCAACGCCGTTGATCCATCCGCTATTGCTATCGGATGAAACAGGGAGCTTGCGAGAATCAGCGGAGAACGGGCCTTCCTCATGGATAGGCTTGATTACTTCGCTCACCAATGTCGGCTCAAGCAGGAATCCGCCGTCACTGGGCACGCCTTCGTTTGCACCTTGTACCGCTTTCAAAAAGTCAATACGTGGGTGTGATTTCTTACCATACGAGATGGTGTAATCCTTCACAGCTTGCGCTTGTGCGGCCAGCGTTTTGAAGGGTCGCTCACCTTCGTCAACTGTAACCTGTACAGTCGTTCCAGATTTGGTGACAGGCTCGGAGGCTTGTACTGCTTTCACAGCGGCGGCTTCGGCGGCCTGCTCAATCATCTCTTGGAGTTTTTTCTCTTCGATTTCCATTGTTATTACTCCTGATTTTGTTTGATTTTCAACAGTGGCCTTGTCTGCAATTGCGGGCTTATCCTGCCTGCCTTTCGCTTCCTTGACCCGTACAACGCCCAATGATTTGAGCGGAGTTACCGTATTTCGCGGTTCGGCTGGAGTTGGTGTCAGACTTGCATCAAGTCCCAAATTCCAGCGTGTGATTTCATAGGCATTGCCAACCTGTTTGCGGTCTACCAGGTGCGGGGCTGTACCGCTTGACCAACCCAACAAACCTTTGAATCCAAGTTCAGCAATGAGTTTCTCGTATTCGTTTCGGGCGCCTAGTACGATCTCAGCAAATACACCAACGTCATCTTTTGTCAGATTGGCATCGGGCAGCTGTTCGTCGTACTTGACATTCTTACCGTTGTACTCAACAGGCAGTCGATGGTTAAACCATGCAGACGATTTGACGGCATCGCCAAAGTCTGTCTGTGGCGTAAAGTAATCGCCTGTCACATCGGTCTTGGTAGCATCGCCATAACGCACAAGATAGCCAGCCAGTTTGATATCACCGTTTGGCAGTCTTGTAGCCTTGACGCTATCACCAAAGACAACGCTCTTTACTTCGTCGCCTTCCTCCATTTCTTCGGCGGGGGCTTCCTCTTCGGGCTTATCCTTTTCCTGCCATTGTGCCATACAGACAGCAACGGCTTGCTCATCGTCCAGCCCTTCCCCAATCTTCATGGGTACACATACACCCATCCACTCTTCTTCACTTTGGTATTCGTTTGGTTCCGGCATTATGTCACCTCATAACAAAATAGGCGCACAGAGAAACCGTAAAGGTTTTCCGTGCGCCTTCATCCGCTAACTTGCGGCCTTGCGCTTTATTCAATTACAAACATTGTACCACAAACTTATAACGCTTTTGCAAATATCCTTGTGTTCGCTTCTATCTTCGTTGCGACTATTTCAAAGCCCGAATACTCCACCATTCCCATCAACACATTGGGGGGATAGTAGAACAGGTGTGCGAAACGATACGGCCCTCCCATACATTCCTTACCCGGCGCTTCAAGCACCATGTAATCACACAGGCTGTGATACCAAGCCAATTCTGCAACGGGATCGGTGACGTGTTCAAGAACATGGATGCTGGTAAGCAATTCGTACTTGTCCAGCTTGCTCTTATCAGTCTCCAACTTTCCATAGGCGGGGTTGCGGTCATATCCCTGCTTTACATCGGCGGTCATTGCTTTCAACAGATACCCGCGTGACGATCCTATATCCACATGGCTCAACGGCGTACAGCGTTCCAATGTCCACTTGGCGACCTCTAGGGCACGCGCTAATTCGTCCGCGTCCATTGCCTCTTGTGACATTCCTAACGTTTGACGATATAGCCCGCTCGAATAATAGTGGTCTATTCGTTCATCTGTCATTCTTGGGGATTGGATGACAAGCCCACACGATACGCACTCAACGTATTCCGTGACTGTCATCACTGGCAAATCACCATCACAGAATTGAATGACCATAGCGGGGGCTGAAATTGCGGTGATGTGTTTCTTTAGTTTCCCCTCACAGCTTGGGCATTGCTTGACATCTACAAATCCGTTCATAATAAATCCTCTACATTACCTTTCAAGTATTTTATCGCATTACGCAATACTTCTATGGAGTCGTTAGCGTTTCCAAGCATATAGTTACAACTGTTGCATAACAATCCCCTAATTTCACCCGTATTGTGGTCATGGTCAACACAAAGCCTTTTTTGCTTTGGCTCCTCACTACATACCGCACATACACCGCCTTGACGGTTTAACATTTCTTTATATTCGCCTATGTCAATTCCGTAAAGTTTTCCTATAAGGTTATTGTAACTTCTACCTGTTTTCTTTTCACGCTCCTTTTCATACTCTCTCTTGCAAGCTTTACAATATACGTTTATTCCTCTTGTGTTTGAGTTACTTATTCCATACTCGTTGAATTTTTTGTATGTTTTACATCTAGGGCATAGTTTTTCGTTATCTCGCCAAATTTCATTTGAAGTTCTTGGGCCACTTCCACGACCTCCCATAACCCTATCCCTCCTCATCAATCTTTTTATTTATTTCGTCTATTATGATCTCCTCAAACTCAGGTGTGAACTCGTCCTCAACTTCGTCCATCGTTTGCCAGCCGTGTTTCTTCGCCCAATTCACACGCTTGGATTCGTCGAACAGGTAAGGCGCGTATGTCACTTCTGTATAAACCTGACTTGTGAACTCATCTTCCTTCGCCGTCATCCACGATTCAATCAATCGCTCGGATGTGCGCCGCCCACCGATTGTCCCATCCATCCTACGCCAACGGCTGCCGTATCCGCGCTCATACCATCGCCCATCGCCACGAGTACCAGGCTCATGGTTCCACAATCCAGCGGGGGGATATGCGGACGCTATTAGAGTGAGCAGGCGCGTTCCCAAGTCTAATAACTTGCGGCGCGTCTTTGGGCTGTCCAGTAGCTCAAAGATGTCTGCTACGATCTGTTTCTGGGACGGCTTTAGCTCACCCATACACGGCCTCTGTGATTCTATTCAGCGCGTTCTTACTCCGCTTCTGTGTTGTGATACTCAATGTACATTGACACCGCCAACCTTCACAGTCCAGTTTCGGATTCGGCGCGGCTTGCGGTACTACGCCAACAGTACGCCAATCATTCTCGCTTGCTACAATTCCATCCAGCTTCCTGCATGTGTCGCAGTGATCCGTGTCACCATACTTCCAAACCAGATTGACACCTTCCTCTTTTGCCATGAGTATATTGGCGTTGTTATACTGCTCCTCATAGCGTGTTGCCCATAACTGGGTACGTGCCAACAGCGGGTCAATCGGTGTCTGATTGGTGCGTGCCGTTATGATGTCATCGTGGTATTGCTCGATATAAACGTACTGCTCAAGCACCGCCGCACGATAGGCAATGTCCAGATAATCAGGTAGCTTGTTTCCGCCGCCGTTATCCTGCCACGCTGAACGATAGGCCAGTAACAGATAGGCGGCGATGAGTAGTGCCATTTCTTCAACAAATGTGTCCTCAGCCTTACCGCCCGCGTATGTTTCTTCGACCAACTTCTCAAGCCTGTTATTGAACAACTCAGCCGACTTGATAGGGGGTATTACATCAAAGGCAATACGCGCCTTCGATGTAAGGTGCGGGCGTAAATCTGGAACTCTATTGAGTATCTGTTGTATCTGGTTTTTCATTTGAATGCGCTTGGAACATACTTAGCAACAATGTCATCCAATCCTTTTTGACAAGATAAACATAGGTCAATTCTTCGCCTGCCAGGAGCTTCTACAGAAAGACAGGTAACAGAAATACTGATATGCTTAGCATTATCGTACATCGAATATCTTTCCGTTACTTCTTTACCGCATCGGTCACAGTTCACTTGAGTTGTCATTTTTCTTCCTTTCCTACATTCACCACAACGGGCGGCATGGTTACGTTGATCGTCTGCTTGTCGGCGGCCCTGTTTATCGCGTCGGCCAATGCCTTTAGCTCGCTTGGATCGGCAACCTTCGCCAATTCCTTCCGCGCCTGCTCAAACGTCACCACACCATCACTCACAGACTTGGCAACGTCCGAAGGGATATGAGCGGGATACCACGTCACCATCTTACCCGCCTGCTTGACTTTCTTTTCCCATCGCTGCAACTCGACCAATGCTCTGTTGTCTGTTTCCGGCTCTGTCTCTATTTCAATCGGGGCGGGGTTCTTTTCAAGGATACCCTTTTTGATAATCTCGCGCTGTTCATCCGTGAATTCATAATCCAGCTTTTGCGCTGCCAGTTCAAAGGCGGCATCCACTGACATGACTTCTCGAAGTCCGTTGAACAGATTCAGGAAGGCGGTCGCCTGTTCGTTCTCATCTTCTTGGAATGATTCCAATCTCTCAGGCTCAAACTCGATATGATAGCCCGCGCCGTTCATCACCTGATTATTCATTGCCGCTTGAATAATGCGGGCATCGGGAACGATGGTCATTTGATAGAACTGTCTCTCCCTTGCGTTTGCTGTTGCGTAGTTCTCATCTTCCAACAGGTGACGGGTTCCCATCGCCGTATGGATCTCATAGCGTAAATCCTGACTGATGCTCAAATCACGCAACGCCTCAAGCCCGTCACCGATGATAGTCGGCTTCACGCCCGCGCTGTTGAACACCTTCCACTGTAACCCACGAACACCGGACAGGAAGCGATTGAACCAGTTCTCTATTTTCTCGACTTCACCTTCAGGCGGCATCCCGTCAACCATGAGCAGCATTGCTTTGATAGCACCGCGCCGCATGTAGTCTGCCACCCACTTATTGATGAGCCCGTTTGCCTCAGCCGACAACAACGCGGATTCCAGCGGGTAAATGGTGGGCGGTCCTAGTTCAACATCGGGGTCAAGTAACCAGGTGTAAAGTACGGACGCTTCGGGGAATGTATTGTTTGCGCCCTGTCTCTGGAATAGTATCTCGCCTTTGGTCAACGCCTGTGGATTCAGCGTGACTGAGTTTGGCAACCAGTAGCGCAACTCTTTCACCTTGCCCGTTTTTGTACCCGTCCCTTTGTACCAATAGGATCGACCCGCTGTTACAAGTGCGCCCTCTGTCTTGGCTAGGAACGAATAGGGGTCAGGTAGGAAGCCAACAGCGTTTCTGTAGTTGTCGCTGTTGTCAACCTCTATATCACCTTCGACTGTGTAAATGGTGAACGGCAAATCCGCCATTGCTTGCATCCTTGCAGTAATGGCGGCATAAACGGACGGCACCAACTTTGCCGACTTCGCCGCTTTTGCCGCGTCCCTTGAATCAGGCGACCATACGCCGGGGCGGTCATCCTCCCAAACGTTGATGCTTTTCGTTCCATCTGTGTATATAAGTTTTGCCATTGTCTATTCTCCTGACATCCACCAAGTATGGGTCATATCCTGCTCGTGGGCGTATCGTGCCGCCGCTATTAAGTGGTCATTCTTTCCGCTTGGCTTGAGCATGGCGTTACCGCCCGCATCTTCAAGCCAATGCGCCGTACTAACTTCCATCTTCGCATTGACACACGATTTGTCAATGACGATCTCCTGTTGCTGTAACCACTGATACCCGAATAGGACGCTATCCTTCCCCTTTACCGCGCCCGTTGCCCTGATACCATAGTTCACCAACTCCGCAATACTCTTAGGTTCCGCGCTATCACATACGATGTACGCGTTACCTATCTTGTCTTTTATACGTTCAGCCAGCAGGTCATTGGTTAGACCCTTTTCGTATAACTCATCGTAAACATAAATCCGCTTATGCTGTTTGTCATAATGCGCTATCCACATGGCGGACGGGTCAACACTAAATCCGAAGTCAAGCCCGTTCCTGTGGTTGGTGAATTGGTCACGCATCGCGCTCAAATCATCCACGCGCCAATTCGTAAAGATAACGTGACCAAGTACACCCCAGTTTCCGAGCGTGTAAACGTTGTACCTGTATTTGTCGTTTTCGTTCTCAAGGTCATGTATGTCCTGTTTGGTAAGAAACTTGTTATCCTTGTACGTTGTCTTGAGTATGGATAACTCATCGCTCTTGTGTTCCTGTTGACCGTCGCTCCATTCAACGCCGGAAAAGTATTCGTCATATATCCAGTGGCTCTGCAATATCGGATTGAATGACATTGTAAAACGCTTGGGCGTATCTTCATCACCGCCGCGCTGTCTCTTGTACATATCTTTCACGTCACCGCGCTCTGTCTCTGTTGCTTCCTCAATCCATACGTCCGTGAGTACGCCAACAGCCGGCACGATTGACTTGATTTTCTCTACATCGTCAAGCCCTGCAAATATGATCTGGTATCCATTCTTACAGGTCATGGTCATATCGGACTTGTTTATCTGAAACGCTGACAGTAATCCAGCCTCACGGATGACGCGCTCTACCTGTTGAAACACAGAGCCGCGCATTGTCCGCGCTACCTGCCGACATACCAGATAATTCCTGCCGCCTTTGAGTACATCATAGACGCAACGCTGTGCAAGAAACCACGATTTACCAGAGGATGAGCCGCCGTAATATATCTGTGTACGGCTGTAATTGTCCAGGTGCGGCTCATAGATGTCATTTATTACTATCTTCGTCACTGGCTCTCACGATCTCAAGCGTCAACTTTTCAACGTCATTCAAGTCCAGTCCAGTCTTCGGCGGGCCGTCAATATGCTGGTAAATCCATTTCAACATTCCAAGCCAGTCATTAGCAGCAAGTTTCAGAGTTTCACCATTTGGAAGTTCAGCCTTGCCACTAGTTACCAACTCCCACGCCAAAGCAGCAACAACACGCTTTCTTGCGGCGCGTTTGCCGTCTTTAGTGTCAATAACCACATTACCCGCTTTCTCAAGCAGGTCGGTTAATGCTCTATTCTTTGGGGGGCGACCATTCGGATTTCCCGACTGGCCTTTTTGAAACTGTGCCATGTTCTCCTGTTCTTGCCTGTAAAACAGCAACCGCTGCCACTTCCAGAACCGCACC